TTCCAGAAACGCTTGAGGTAATATCAAAGCTTGCATTTGTAAGATATACCCTTGATGCGAACCCTAATTCAATTAAAAGTACTGGTTCTATGTTCCCGGTGGCTAGTTCTGTTTTGACTGCACTTGTTAAACCTCTAGCCATCTATAAACTCTCTATAACATCGAACTCATAATTGAATAATAAGTTACCATTCTTGTCGTTTTGCCCTGTTGAAAACTCTTGAACGTCACTTTTTAGGTGGACTGTAAAGGGCACTGAGTCATAAGTAACCGCACTATTATTTGCTAGTGCTTCTCTTAGCGGTGGCTCTATTGTCACTGTAGATGCATTACTAGATGACGTTGCATCTTCAACCACCATGTAAACCTTATCGTGAGCAAACTTGATAAAATCACCTGCTTTCAACCTCCCCGACCCATCTCCTGCAAATCCATCTATAGCGATTGTAGTATCAGCAACCGAATGAGCACCATTAACCAACAAAGTGCCTGTTTCGTTACCCTGTGCATTTAAATAGCTTGGGAACGTCACTGTGAAATTATCTTTTCTATTTCTTTGTTTCATAATGAAAGCCATCACTGGTGCAAAGTCTGATCTAGTCATGGGAGGATATGAAAGAGTAAAACTAAACCTTTGACCTTGCACCTGTCTCCTAAATGTTTTTCCGCTGTCTGTTTCAGAGAAAAGCGTTTTTTGATTGCTCTTGATATTAATAGCGGTGAAATTTGTTTTTGGTAAAGCTCCACTCATACGACTGCCATCTTACCCTTTTCGTTCATAGCACTGTTAATAAGGTTTACGATAACACCCCGACTATTTACTAATAATTCGTTAAAACCTCTAGCATCTACAGTATTGATATTGAAATTAACAGTTACATTTTGGTTCATGCCAAGCTTATCATTGGGAACAACTGTCCCGGCTTGGTCTGGTACAAAGAGCTCTGCACCCTTTTCTCCAACAATGCTTGGTTGTCCTACTGGCGGTCTACCACCTTTTTCAAACCCTCTTATTTTATTTATAAGACCAGTACCAAAGGCTATAGCACCTCCTACAGCACCAACATTGAATGGGAAGGGTATAGAAGCAAAAGTCTTCATAGCACCTTCATACAAGCTTATAAACGCTTTCTTGATAGAATCTGCTTTGAACATCGCTAACGAACCTTTCATGGCGTTCTTTATCGCTTCACCTATGAGCATATCGACCATTGACCGAACTACAAAAGTTCCTAAGTCTTGAAAACTTAGTTTTCCTGTCATTACAAAATCTGTGAGTGAATTTTTTAATCCATCAAATGTTGATGCACCTAACTCTCTCATTTGGGTAAACATTTGTTTTTGTGACTCAGCAACATCTTTGAACCCTTTAGAAAAATTTGAGAATAAGCCTGTATCCATAGTCGGAAGTGCTGAAGCTGATAACGCATCTTGAACAGCTTTCATTGCTTCTTCTCTAGCTTGTTTCAGCGTCATGGTTGCCTTGGTTTCATTTGCTATTTGCTTTGCTGTTTCCCCATGCGACGATGCTAAAGCTGTTTGAACTGCTTGCACTGCTGACGCTCTTGCTGTTTCTTCTTCTTTGAGTTTTTTTGTTGCTTCAAGTTGGTCTTGAATTCGTTTAACGATTTTGGCAACTGTTGCTTGTGCGCCCTCTCCATTTTCGATTGCTTTGTTTAATTGTGTTTCAAATTCTTTAAAAGGTGGCACTAACTCAGTTTCTGCGTCCTTACCTGTCTTTTTGATAGCGTTATTTAATTCTTTCATAGGTTCAGCGATTGGAGCATTAAATTTTTCTGCAAATATTTCTGCTAACTTTAAACCTAAAAAAATACTTGGTTGCATAGTTTTAGGCATCTCCTCAAGTTCTTTTTTTGCTATCGCAAGCCCTAAAACAACTGCTTTCCCTTTTTTCCCAAGCATCAAAAAGCCAAGTAATCCTATTTCTGGTATCGGTGGAGGAAACTTTTGAACAGTTCTTACAAGGTTTACAATCGAACCACCCAAGAAATCAAAAGTTGGTCTGAAAGCATCAATAACACCTGCTCCAAAGAAAATAGTTTTTGTGGTGGCTGTTACTATCGCTTCTCCAACTGCTTCGGCTGATTTTTCTATACTTCCAAAATTTTTTACTAATGCTTCATCTAAAAGTTGTGCAGATACTTTTAACGCTTCAAATGGTCCAGCGTCCATCACATCTTGTTTAAAAAGCCTTACTTTATCGCCAATCATAGAAATAACACCATCAAAGGTGTCTGCCATTACTTGACTTCCACCGACAAAGGATTTAGAACCCTCTTCAAAAATATCTATTATGTGTTGTTTTGATTTTTCTGCACTTATTGCGACTCCTGCTTCAAACCCTAGCATTTCCCTTACACCTCTTTCCCTAAAAAGGTCTGCGGAGTTAATACCGCTAGAAAATGTTCTTTGAATTTGTTCTGCTGTTGTTTGAAAGTCTAAACCAGATGCTACCGCTAAATCACCTGTAATAGCCAGTAATCTATTCATTTCTTCAGCACTTTGAGAAACAACCGCAAGATTTCCTGCACCCCTTTGTATTTCTTCTAGGCTGAAAGGTACTTTACTTGCAAATTCTGTCAGACCTCTAAAGGCTTTCTCGCCCTCTCTAACATCATCAAATAGAAACTTAAATCGTACTTGTAGTCTTTCGGTTTCCCTTGCGGTATCAAGAAAACTTTTAGCGACTAAAGAGCCACCTATTCCTATGAGGGCAGTTTGTAAACTAAAAACCGATTTTTTTAAATTATCAAGACCTGTAGAAGCTGACTTCATAGCCTGTCTGGTCTTGTCCTTCGCTATGATGTCTATATTTACTTGTTTTGTTGCCACTTATCTACTTGCCTTTGCTAGTCGTTCTTGTCGTTCTCGTTCCTCATGTTGGATTTGAAAGTAAGCAATCCACATATTAAATTCTTCAACTGACATTTGCAAGATTTCGGAAACTGTTTTGTGCAACCTTTCGGCTAATCCATAGATATTGTGTAACTCTGTGTTACTTCTTAGTTTTTTTTATAACCCTCAATATCTTCATTACCAGTACCCATTATCTTTGTGGCAACGTCTGCAATAACATTTGTGTCAGCTTTTGTTTTGAAGGAAAGAATGTGAGAAGCGTTGAACATCTTTTCGCCATCTTTTGTTAAGGCTTTTTCAATGATAACGTCAATGAGAACAAGCAAGTCAGTATTCGTAGCACCCTTAAATATCTTTTGTTTTTCAAGCATATTAAAAGGCTTGGTATGAATAGCTTTATCGCCTGTTAAACCCCATTCTGGAACTTCAATTATCTGTGTATCTAGCTGACTAAAATGGTCACGAATACCATCAAAGTAGTCAATCTTTTCATCTGCCATTTACTTATACTGTGCCTATGGTTAGACCGCCATTCCCTTGACCAGATACAGTTCTAGTTGTTACACCATCTAAGGTAACGCCTACAGACATTCCAGTAACAATTCCAGTGCCACTAAACTTTCTATCTCCAGACTCATTACCTTCTGGCAAGAAAGCAAAAGTAAGTTCTGCTCCTTGTACTAAAGATGTTTGACCGCTATCGGTTTCATCAAAGTTCATATCAATAGTGAAAGTATAAGTACCTCTACCAACTAAATATGATTTCATTGAATTACCAAGTGCTGTATCTTCAACAACGTCATGGGTAGTGTCTACTGTGAACCCTGTGGCATTACCTAACGTAGTACCCCCAATAGTTACAACCCCTTCTTTTCCGTGATGTGTAGCCATTTATTTACTCCTTTTCTTCTTTAGGTTTTTCGGCTTTTTTCGAAACCGCCTTTTCTTCATGTATCTTATAACCATTTTTTTCAAAATGCTCTACATGATCTTCGACACATTTTATTATACTTTCGCCTTTTTTCATAGTTACATTTTTAGCCATTATGCACTCCCTCTTGTAAATTCATATAGAACCCTCGCTGTTATTCGTACACCACCATAAGGATATATTGTACCCTCATCGGTTGACGCTTCAATAATATGGGTATCAATAGCATTACCATTTCTAGTTATATCATTATCTAAAGTTTCTTCAACAACTTCTATAATTTGGTTTCTTACTGTGTCTATATTGGAGTCTGTACCTTTGCCAAAAGCTACAATCAAAAAGTCTATCGTTCCTCTATATGTTCCTGCACCTGTATCCCCTATGCTAGAAACTTCCCTCGTTTCGTCACCAGATTGCACAAATAGTGCAGGGAATTGTGCGTCACTTAGTTCTTCTACCTCAAAGGGTTCTCTTGTAATCTTTTTGAACTCAATAGGACTTGTGACCGCATCAAGCTTTGTAATTATGTCACCGGCTATGTTTTCTCTTTTGCTCATAATCGCATTTCTTTAAAATAAAAACTCGCAAACTCTGCTTTTAACTTATCTTCTTCTTTATTGCCTATGGCAAAGAATGGTCTAGTAATACGTCTTTTACCTACCCCAAATGTGTCGTGATAACTAGCTATCTTTGCTCTTTCCATGTTTGAAAAGAATAATGTGCTTTTTGTACCGCCTGTTCTAAAATCTAAGCTACGAAACATCTTGCCTGTGTCTGTGAGGTCTACAAAGCCTGTTTGTCTACCCCTCTTTTTTCGGCTTCTCACAGTGCTTGGTGCGTATGCCCTCATTTGACCGCCATCTGGCAACTTACCCGATTGTGTACGCTTTGTAATCATAAGAACCGCCATATTAGAAACCCTGTTCAATGATTTCTGTATAACCGCCTTTTGTTTCCTACCCATGTTTTTTAATAGGTTTGTGACCTGGATAGCATTAACGTCAACTTTTACGTCTACTGCCATCAGCGAACTAATCTCAAGTGGTGTATCGGTTCTTTCTCACTGTCGCTTACTGTACCGCCACCATCTTCATCATATTCAACCCCATCTCTAAGAATAGCTTGAAATTCTTCTTCATATCTATCCCTGTAGAAATCTATTTGTACTTGAAATGCGTCTTTACCTTCGCCTGTGTCTGGGTCACGCCATTTAGTAAGAATAGGATAAACATACTTCCATAAACACAAATAAACGACTGATTGTGTCCATTGTGAGTCTGTAAGTTTGGAACTATCCATTTCTACTGATGTAATCTTAGTAATGTCCTTATAGCGTACTGTATGCCTGTATCTTTCCCACCATTCTTCTCTTACTCGCCTTATTACGTCATTTTCAGCAAATTGAAGTTGATCTTCAAACGTTGTTATCCCGAAACCTAAAATATCTGGTTGGATTTTCTGTAGACTCGTATTAGCAACATTGAATTCATTCGTAGCCATTATTCAGCCTTTTTTGTTTTCTTAGGCTTTGGTGCTTCTTCTATTACTGGCTTTGGTTCTACTTTAGGTGCTTTTGGCTTACCATCGTCAAGTGTCCAACCTCGTAAACCCCAAATGTTTTTATTGTTTTCGTAATCTATTTTGGGTCTTTCAATTACTCTATCGCCTTTAACAAGCTTTACCATTTCCATTGTCATAATCCCTTAAAAAAAGGGGGTAGTTTCCCACCCCCATAGTTTTTATGTAGCTAGTGTGTCGGCAGTCAACTTAACACCATAACTATCATGGATTTCACTAACTCCATAAACGGCAGTAGCAACAATTTCATCTGCTCTTAATGAAGCATCTCTTTGTGTTTCAAGCTTTAGATCTTGCATCATCGCTAACGCTAAAGCGTCTTGAGAGAATACACCGCCAATAGAGTCATCTGAACCATCTACAGAAATATTAGAAGATTCAAAGATTTGAACTCCTGCAATAGTTCCTACAAAACCGGTTCTCATGGCTTCGTTTGATAATTCAGTATCTCTACCCACAAATGTGTTGGTCAAAGACTTTTTGACGTTGAATATCTGCTTTGGGTGGAAGACTCCGTAATATGGTGCAGGTGCGTTTGCTGTTCTTAGTTCAGCACTTGCTTCAAAGATATCTTGCACTGTGAGTTCTTGACCTGCTCCACCTGCTTTTTCTGTAGAAAAGCCTGTGAATAATGCTGACAGGTCTGCATCCACTTTTCTTGCAATCGCTTCACCAAATAATCTTCCGATATCCCCTGCAACGTTTCGTGATGCTGAGTTTCTAGCAAGATCGGTTAGTGTTGTCATTACACCGACTTCACTAGCTGTAATAGTTACAGAAGATGGGTTCACGGCTGTATTTGATAGGTCAGATGCTTCACTAACGGCTGACGCTGATACTGTTGCGTAGATCGGCACTTCAACAGACTTACCGCCACCTGCAATAGTGTAGTTTCTAACTAGGTTTCTCATTATTGATTGCTCACTAGCAACAAATAACGCTTCTGCTACGATTTCGGTGTAGAGTTCCGAAATGGTACTACTGGTTGTTTCATTTGCCATTTTTTACTCCTTTAAATAAAACAAATT